AGAAGTTGTGACATCAGACTTTACTAAATCTTCAAACAGTTGTCCGCAAGGACATCTAAAGTCAAACAGCCTCATCTAGAGCTTCCTCAGTGTCTTCACCTGATTCTGCTTCTGCATGAGCGTTATCAATCTGTGTTTCAAGATTAAAGATTGTTGCTAGGATAGCTAACTGTCCTTTGCGAAAGTTTAAGTTATCATTATCCGTAGTCAATTCTACTGAGTTGATCTGTGCAACATTACCTTGTAAATCAGAGATTAGCTGTTTCCAGCCTTCTGAACGAAACATCGCAAAGTAATTGTTGAAGTAAGTTTCTAACTCTTGAGTCATTGTATTTTACCTTTGTTAAAGAATACTTTGTACGTAAAGTACCTATACATTATATCATACTTTTTCGTATTTGTCAAGCGTTTTTTTAACTAAATGTTTTTATTACTATAGATAATGCACCAATTGCAACCGCAGCACCTACTACAAACACAAGAGAGCCTATTGCAACTTGCTGCATTAGTATTTCTCTTTCTTTCTTCTTACGAGCTATAAGGCGCAAGTGCTGCTGTCTAGCTTGCTCTTGTTCTGCCTTAGCTTTTTTGAAGGCTTCTAAAGTCTCAGGGTCTGCTACAAGAAGTAGATCGTGAACGTCCTTCCAGTATCTTTCATAGCTTTTTTTAATCTGGGTGAGCTTCAAAATCTCACTCTGACTAAGAGGCTTGAATGTACTGGACTTTCGCTCTACTTCAAAGTTTGTTAGGGCTTCACCAAAGTCACTAATAGTACCCATAAGCTGCTGGATACCTTGCCCAGACTCATTAGCTGTCCTTATGAGTCCATTCAAACTCGACAAGATGGCTGAAGCGGCTGCAACCGATTCAATTATCATTATCGGCCTCTACGAGTACCCGTGCGTTTCTGTTGAGTCATCGGCTTCTTTTTCTTTTTGCCGCTCATTGCTTTTTTACCGTATCCCATACCGTATCCGGGCATAATTATCTCTCCTGTAGACAATTAACATTTCCACCTGCGTCTAGCTTGTCTAATTCTAGAGTTAGGATCGTTCCTAGTTTTAGCGGAACTTCTTTTTAGCTGCCCTAGTGACCTAGCACAGTAAGATTTACGTCGCTTAGCAGCTTTACTGCCTGCTTTAACTTTACCTGTAACAGCAGTCTTTAGCTTACTGCCGGGGTTAGCGGCTCTGTAAGCCTTAACGCCTTTCTCAGTCATGCCTGCGCCAGACTTAGTAGAACGATAGTTACCGCCTTTGCCTGTAGTCTTGCGTATAGGTTTATCTCGTCGTGTTGCCATAATTATGCCGCCTTTGGTGCTGGCTTCTTAACCGGCTGCTTCTTGGCTTCAAGCTCTTTGATTTTAGACTCTAGTTCTTCAAACTTCTTGTTAACTTGATCTACAATCTGCATTAGCTCTGTGCGTGTAACTACCATCAATTTATCCTTGTCTCAGTTGAAGGGGTTGCTGGGGTTGCTGTTGAGGTTGATTCTTTATGTCAATCTCTTTTTCTTTCAAGAATGTCTGAGCAATCTTCATTCGACGCTCAAACTCCTTGTCCTCTTGGTCTCCTGCCTTCAGGTTAGCTGTGACTGCCTTAATCTGGTCAATCTGTAGCTCCTGTGGTGCAAGCTGTGTCTCTACAGCAATCTTCTGCGCTCTAGCCTGAGACTCCTGTGCCTGACCGTTGAGTGCTGCTGTCTGGGACTGCTGGAAGGCCATCTGTGCCTGTGCAGCCGCTTGTTGCATCTGCTGTTGCTCAGGTGTAGGCTGTGATGCTTGCTCTGCCTGCTGTAGCTTAGCCATCAGTTCTTCACGGTTAGACAGGTTCATGTTGTCAATGATTGACTGAATTAGCGTGTTGTACAATGGAGACTCTGCTGGCATGGTTTGCAACAGTTGCACTAGCTGTGTTACTTCGTACTCACGAGCAATGATGCCCAAGGTAGACGTAGTGTTAAACTTGTAGTCTTTGACAGGATAGTTCTCAGGATCAAACTGCATGTAACGACAAGCAGCCATTTTAACAAATGGAATCAGGAAAGACTGTTGAAAGTTAATCAAGGTGCGCTTGTGACGCTTGATGATTGCACCAAGGGACATGCTGATACCAGCAGCCGTAGCGTCACCATTGATACTACCGGGAATACCAGCGGAGTCAATAGCGCCTGTAGACATCTGAACCATCTTCTGTAGTTCCGCTGCCTGTGCAAAAGTAATCTGACTGACTTGACCAAAGTTAAATGGATTAAGTACAGTCTTAGGGTCGCCATTGGTTAAGATGATCTTACCGGGGCGTACCTCTGGCCTAGAGCCTCTAGGAAGCCGTGTAGCGTCCATAGCCATCATTGGATGCACGGTTAGGGCTAGGGCATCAATACGTGCCCGTAGCTCTGTGTCAAGCGCCTTCTGGCTGTTGTAGCCTTTTTCACACACACCACGGCCCCAGAACCTGCCGGGAACTACATCCCAAGGAAAGGCCACTACAGGACGATCCTGCATCATGTATGGATTAGCTTCTGCTTTTAGCAGGATGCCTCCATTAGCCACAACCACAATAGCTTCGACGTAATAGCTTGCATCTTCGTCTTTCTCCGGCTCCTCTACTTCAATGTCTGCAATGTCTTCATCATCGTCAAGCATTGCTTCCTTTTCGCCAATCTCCAAGAGGTAGCGAGGTACAAGACCGTAGTACTTAGTTAGGCGTACCTTGTCTTCGTCGTAGCTTGTAAGGTCTTGGTCTGGCTCTAAGTCATAGTCACTAGCCGCCTGACCTACGTACACGTCCCTGTAGACACCTTCTTCCTGTAGCTGTTGCACCTTGTGTCGTGGAACAAACTCGTCTACAGCGACTCCTACAGCGTCCTGTATGGTGGTTGCTACAGGATCAATCAAGAAGTTCTGTGGCATTACAGGGCGCAGCTTGACTACTGTGCGGTCTGTGACGTTTACCCCTACTGCCTGTAGCTGTCCGTCCATGATAGGTTGTGTAGCAGGAGCCATTTCTTTGACTTCCTCTAGCACTACTTCAGCTACACCAGTGCCAAATACTGCACTGTTAATCAAACATTCGCCTACTTGCTTGCGAATCTGTGTTTTTTCAAAGTCTTCATGCAGTTTTTGCCGTAAATACACGACATCTTGCGACTCAGCATCGCCAAGTTCGTCCGTAATATCAAAGTATTTGCCTCTACCAAAGGTGGCCTCCTCAATCTCAGCTACACTAGACTCTACCGCCTGCTGTAATGCAGGGGAAATGATACGTGAACGCTCACTTTTGCGCTCCATGTCCTCTGCTGCCCAGATTCCCCGCCACAAACGGTAAAATTCTTCAAATCTTTCCGCATAATTAGACTCATAGTGGTCTCTCCACGAGTCACACTTAGCCATTACCCAGTTTTCTAGGTGTTCATCGCTAGATAGAACGTCGTTGTCGCCATAATCCATACTGTTTACCCTTAACGTGAGCGTTTAGTTTTAGAAGCAATGCGTTTAGGCTGCTTACTGTGCTGTTTACCGGCTTTTGTGTCTTTTCTTTTCTTTCTGGTGGTAGCTGCGTACTCTTTAGCCGACAAAGACTTGATTGCTTTCTCTGGTAAGTAACGCTCACCTGTAGCTTTTGAGCCTTGAGTGCTAGGCTTCCCTGACTTTGTACGCCACTTCTGCTTAGTCCACTTCTTTAAGGACTGTTGTGACTTAGAAAGAGCCATTATTTAGCTCTCTTTTGTGCAGTCTTGCTTAGTTCTTTGAAGTGATACAAGCGTTGACTGGTCTTGCCATGAGACTTATGCGTATGCAATTGTCCGTTTGGCATCTTGTGAGTATTGCCTTTCCATTCTTTGCCTTCTTTGGTATAGTGTGATACACCCTTCATTATTTGTATCCTCCACCTTTGGCTTTGTACTCTTTTGCCAACATCTGGGCTTTTCTCGCACTCCATTGTCCGGGCTTACCACCCTTGCCACCTGCTTTGATTTTATTAAATAGGTTCTTACGCATAGTGGGCTTGGTGTAATTACCGGCTTCATTGACTCTTGACTTTGCCATATTAATATCCTGTTACAACGTCCAAGACCTCAAGATCATCAATCTCAAAGTCATAACTGTAGGCTACTTTAGCTAGTTGGTCTGTGTACGCAAAAGCATCTACAAGGTCATCATGTGTCAATGGGTCAGGAAACTGAAACAGTTGATCTAAAAACTTACTGTTCCACTCACCCTTGCCCAAGGTAATCTGACCGTTCTCAAATCTACCCTGTAGTGCCCACATGATTCTGTCTGTCTTTTTACGGTTGCCGTGGGTTAGTTCTTCCACAACAAAAAATCTACCGTTCTGCTTCATCATGTCCATCAATGGTGACATAACAGCCTGCTTAGAGATACCACGCTCTATGCCTACACTAATGGGCCTGTAGTCCCGCACAGCCTCAAATATCTTCCTAGCTGTCTCCGCTAAGTCCCACCTACCGTGTATGATGTTCTCTAAGTGCCAGCCGTTTTCGTTGACCTTCACTACTGCAATTGCAGATTCATCCAGCTTAGAGTTTTTAGTTCTTTTCTTACTTACGTCCTCAAAGCCAGCCAAGTCAATGCTGATGTAGTAGTCACCTATGTCAGGTGTCTCATCAAACACAACCCAGTCTTCCTTAAACATCTCTGAGCCTCTGGCTTCAAAGGATGCCATAAACTCCTGTCGGAATGCGTAGGATGACATTGACTTCTTAGCTAGGTCTATTTCCTCAGAGTCCAGTAGTTCATTGTCATAGCTTGTAAAGTGATAAGCTACATAGGACTCATCGTCCCCTAGCTCTGCGTATTTATACAACTCATAG